ATGGTCGTGGACACTGCGTGTGGCGTGGTGTGGCGAAAACTTGGCTTTAAAGATAAGGAGGAGGTGCTATCTGCACCCTTTTTCCAAGAGCTCCTCCTTAATCTACAGGACTACACCCCGTATTTCTCATTGGGTCCCAAGCTGGATGAGTTACTTCCCTCGGACGGACCTGCTCAGGTGACCGGTGACAAGCTTCGACTTATCGCAATCGCGCCCACGGAACACGTATACCTGACACGGATGTTCTTTGATCCCCAGAACAAAGCCATCAAAGGAGCGTCCCCAAGCGCATATGGTGCTTGTTTCTTTGAAGGTGGTTTTGCGCGGATGGTGTCCTCCCTTCAGGCTATCGGGGGGTGGTTCTGTGAGTGGGACGTGAGTGGTTTTGACACGCGGTTTCCTCTTATGCGGGAGGTTGCCGGATTACGGCGCCAATTTCTTGGTACGTGTAGACCCCCATTGTCTCCGCTGCAGCTAGCCCAAGCCGATTGGTGTTTGGAGCACTGCATCACTTCGCATGTCGTCTTTCCCGATGGTACTGTTATTGTCTTGGATTATGGTAACCGAAGCGGTACCTCAAACACCACCGTCGACAATATCGTTGGGCATTCCATTGCCCTAAGCATGTTGCTCGGTGCACTTACGGGGGATTACGGCTTGACTGGTCCTGATCGGCTATTTTTCATCTACGGCGATGACATTCTTGGTGCACTTCGCACCGACCATACCCAGGAGGCTATCATCTCCACCGCCAAGCATATTTTTTCCCTCTTTGGGTGGGAGTTGTCGCCCGTGTTTGTTGAGAGCGTGCTGGCTGGCCGCTCCTTCTTGGGTGCGCGCGCCACTCAAATATCTTATGGTAACACCCTTTGTTGGGTGCCGCTTTATGATGACGAGAAGATTCTCACTTCCGCCGTTGCTGGGCCTGTATTGCCGGATGATGCTTACGCCTGCAAGTTGGTTAGCCTCATGCTTCTCAGTGCACCCAGTGAGCTTGCTTTTCGTTGGGTGGAGCGTCTTTTTGATGCCCACATTCAAGAGTGCTTTGTTTCTGGCAATCCCACGCTTGTTAGTCTGTATCGGCAGCGCGATCAATTTACGCGTGAGTCCTTTCTGCGCTTTATAACAGGTTTTGAGGCCACCGGTGACCCCTTTTGGGGTGAGGATTTAAAAAACTTGATTTATATGAATGTCCAAAAGACGCGCACAAATCAAACAGCACGCCACCAAGCGCTTGCCAAAGGACACTCCGTCCTCGCCGCCCTCCAAGCGGCCAACCCCCCGAAACCCCAAGGAGTTAGAGGCCCTGGTGCACAGGGTGATAGCAATGTTGTCAAAAGACAACACCCCAGCCCCCCGGGTGGCACAAGCAGACAGCTTCCTAGATTGGCTCCTGGACAACATCCCCAAGGGGGTGAACTGGCTCCTAGAGCACGTGGGCCCCATGATACCGGCAGCCTTAGCGCTCCTGTGAGGCACCACCTAACCCAAAACAAGATGTGGGTGGCTAGAGAACCTACTGTTTTCAAGGTGGGGGAGCATGCTTTTGTTGTTCACAGGGGACTCACTGCTTCCATGTTTAAGCACAATGTGGGTCTTGCTTTTAAAAACCCCCCTAGTGCCTCACCCGATAAGGAGATTAGTGCTCCGGTCAGCGAGGGCTATCAATGGCATGGAGCACACGTTTTTGAACACGACAGCATAAAACATGGGGAGCATTCGGTCACCATTAGTGGGTGCACATATGTCACTGATGCCCACGTTGACTTATCGTTTGTCCAGCCCGGCTTGAATCGCGGGGCCACTCTCTTGGTGAACCCACAGTTCTTCGGCGGTCGTCTTGCAGCGTTGGCCCAGCAATTTCAATACTTCAAGTTTACGCGTTTGATAGTGCGGTACATCCCCATGGTCCCCACCACCAGTGCTGGGGCTTGGATTATGTTCTATGTTGCCAACAATAGCGTTACTGCTGCCTTTAGTGGGTCTGCAGAGTTGGCAATTGCGTCCACATACAATTCGTTCCTATCCAACCCCGTTTGGGGGCGGGGTGACTTGGAGGCCGATATGTCGGAGTCCCTCCCTATGTACTCGTGTGTACCCGGCGACGTCGAGGAAAACACCGTGCAGGGCATTATTGGCACCGGGGTTTCTGGAATTGGTGTTCCTGGTGGCTCGGAGCCAGCCTTCGTTGGTGGGCAGCTTTTCGTCCAGTATGTGTGTGAGTTCTTCAAACCCCGTATCTCGCGCCAAATGAATTCTTTCCTGGAGACAGCATGTTACCTCACTATTGGTACGGGTTTTACTTGCACGCCCGGTCAGGCTGTCGTTCTGAGTATAGAGGCGCCCCATAGTGCTGCAAGCACTGTGACCTGTGTCTCAGCCCCGGCTTACCCCATCTTTGGTGTGCTTGAGGTCACCAGTTGGAACGTTGTCAACGCCACTCAAGAGTGGTTCGATGGTGTTTCCAACACACGTTACGACGTGGCACCGGGCGTTAGTTACTTCGTCCGTAGCTACCTTATGTCCGGCACCGCTTACATGGTGCTCTATCCAAGTGCGGCAGGGGCTGAACAGGCCACGTTCACTCCTGGCACCGGAGGGTTCTCCGGGGCATTGACGCACTATAACACGGCGACCGCGGCCGCAACTTATACCGCAGCCGCGTGCACGTTACGTTATTTTGAAACTGACACCGAGTGATCTCGGTGAGCGGGGTCGTTCCCGCATTGGCCCTTTTGGCCCCTGGCATTGGTTGTTTTTGGCCGCTCCTTAGGGAGACGACCTATTTTTCTACCGCTGCCTTGTATTAAGTAAAAAGTGGTCAGC